AAACCCTGACTTACTACCTGCAGGCCTCAATGTGGATTCGGAGTACACAATCTCTGTGAGGAAAAAATGAGCGAAGTTGAAACGCCATACGTAAATATTAATAAGGTAGCGGATTACTTTAAAGTGTCTGTGTCTACCATTCGTAAATGGGTAAACTCTGGGCAGATTCCTGCCGATACCTATATCAACATCGGCGAAGTTTACCGATTTCGGCTAGACGATGTTGAAGCAGCCTTGACTGTTAAAACTAAAAAGGTGCAGACTCGTGCCTCTAAAACAAAAAAAGATGGAGAATAATATGTCAGACATAGCATTGTTTGAGGGTGGCAATTCCCTCGTGAGCAGCGACCTGTTTAAGTCGTTACAAGAAGCAGATGATAATCTTGCTGGCGGTGGCGGTGGCGGCGGTTCGAACCGTATCAGTCTACGTGGTGGACGTTTCCGTGAGATGGTTAGCGGTGAGCAAGTCAACGTGAAAAGCGATGGCCTGTTGAACGTAGTTGTTATCAACGCTGCGAAGCTGTCTCGTACATTCTATGAAGGTGTGTACAGCCCAGATAACCCTACGGCTCCTTCCTGCTGGTCCGTAGACACACAGGTTCCTGCAAAAGAAGTACCTGCAGAAACACGTCAAGCGGCCCGTTGCATGGACTGCCCACAGAACATCAAAGGTTCTGGTCAAGGCGAAAGCCGTGCATGTCGCTTCAATCAGCGCATCGCGGTTATGTTAGAGGGTAAGCTCGACACTGTTTACCAACTGCAGCTTCCAGCTACGTCAATCTTCGGCGAAGCTAAGGATGGCAAGATGGGCATGCAAGCGTACGCCAAGTACCTACGCGCTCACAAAACGCCATCTATTGCTGTGGTAACGCAGATGTACTTTGACGAAAACAGTGACACACCAAAGCTGTTCTTCAAGCCAGCACGTCCGTTGACTGAAGAAGAACTACAGCAGGCTGTGTCAATGAAAGATAGCGACGACGCTATCAAAGCAATTACGCTGACCGTGTCCCAAACCGATAAGGTTTCCGGTAAGCGTGATGACGGTAAGGTTGCAGATGACGAGATTGATCTCAACGCTGTGCCCGAGCCGAAGAAGGTCGCCAAAAAGAAAGAGGTCGCTGCTCCTTCCTCCGACGAGGCTGATCTAGCATCTATCGTAGACGACTGGGATGATTGAGGGGTCACTCACTTAGTCTAAACGATAGGACGTCGTGGCGGGTTTGTTACCCTTTCAAGAACCCGCCACGATAAACTTTTGGAGCAGCAGCAATGAACAGTCTAGATTTTTTACGGGTACTATTAAGTGACAACGGTCACTACTGTATATTCGCCGCGAACGGCGACACCCGTATACAGAAGTTTTACGATACTATTGAGGACGCCGAGCGCGCAGGGCAAGAGTTCAGCGCACGGGGCCTCCACGCGTATTTCGCATTGGGGACATACAACGAGGCAAGCAACCGCAAGGCTATAAACGTCCGCGAGATGAAGTCTCTCTTCCTCGACTTGGATTGTGGCCCGTTGAAAGAGTACCCTTCGCAGAAGGCGGCGGTCGACGCCCTACGTGCTTTCTGCAAGAAGCTCTCCCTACCTAAACCTATGATGGTCAACAGTGGCAACGGGGTACATGTATACTGGCCCCTTACCGAAGCAGTTTCGGCGGGGCAGTGGGTGATAGAAGCCCAACGGCTCAAGCAAGCATGTGTGGATAACGGCCTTCTCGCTGACCCTGTAGTCACGGCTAACCTTGCGCAAATCCTACGCATCCCCGGAACCTACAACTATAAGAGCGACCCACCCCTACCCGTGGAGTTCTTCGGTGTTTCTATGCCCGAGCCTGTAGTTCTGGACGAGTTTACGTCCAAGCTGGGCGTCCTAGCGAAGCCAGTTCTCAACATCGACCTCGGTAACGACGCACTGTACGACGCGTACGTAGACAACTCCGAGAATGTTTTCAAAACGATTATGAAGAAGACCGTCGAGGGCCGTGGGTGTGAGCAGTTAAAGTATATCGCGATGAACCAGTCAGAGGTTAGCGAACCTTTATGGAGGGCTGGGCTGTCGATTGCTAAGTTCTGCAGTGACGGGGACATAGCCGCGACTAAGATATCCAGCAAACACCCTAACTACAACGAAGCAGATATGCGTAAGAAGATGGGCGAGATAAAAGGTCCGTACACCTGCGCACGTTTCGACGAGTTGAACGAAGGCACGTGCCGAGACTGCCCACTGTGGGGCGAGATCAAATCGCCTATCGTACTGGGTAAGCGTATTCGGCAATCCGAAGGCGAGGTGACGGTGACTGCACCCATCCTCAAAGCTGGCGTAAAGAAGTCCGAAGATTTCGCTATACCAGAATTTCCTTCCCCCTACTTCCGTGGTGCGGCTGGGGGTGTGTGGACGCGTAGCAGCAATGCTGACGGGGACGTTGAAGAAGACCTTATCTACCACCACGACATCTACATTACGAGACGTTTACACGACATCGAACTGGGCGAGACATTGGTGTTTCGCCTACATCTACCGCGAGACGGTGTGCGCCAATTTAACGTGCCCCTTACAAGTATAACTTCACGTGAGGAGTTCCGTAAGTGCATGGCTAAAGAAGGCGTAACCGCATTTGGAAAGGGCATGGATAAACTAATGGCATATACAACAAAATGGGTGGACGAGCTACAGCGTACGACGGTAGCCGACGAAGCACACAGACAGTTCGGCTGGGCTGACGATAACATGGATGCGTTTGTGTTAGGTGACAAGTTGGTCACTGCAACAGGGGTCGATTTCAATCCCCCTTCAACTGCAACGGCAAGTTTGATAGGTGCGTTCGAAGCTAAAGGTACACGTGAGAAGAACCTAGAACTGCTAGAATTCTACAACAAGCCACACTACGAGCTACACCAGTACGTAGTCGGCGTCGGTTTCGGCTCTCCGCTAATGGCAGTCACGGGTCTCAACAGTATGTCCATCCACCTGTATGGCGGTTCGGGCGTAGGTAAGACCACTGCACAGATGGCAGCACTTGGTATCTGGGGTAGCCCTGACGAGCTAATGAACAAACCCGAGGACACACACAACGCTCGTATGCTGCGTGGCGAGGTCATGCACAACATTCCGCTCGTGTCGGACGAGATGACGAACGTAAACGGCGATCAAATGTCCGACTATGTTTATCAGGTGTCCGGTGGGCGGCAGAAAAACCGCATGTCGGGGGGTAACAGCAATGTAGAACGCGCTCGGGGTAAACCTTGGCACCTTCTTGCATTGAGTTCGGGTAACACAAGTGCATGGGAGATATTGGGTCGTTACAAAGCATCGCCGAAAGCAGAGATGCTACGGATGTTCGAGGTTCGTGTGAAGAAGATGATCTCCACTACGGGCGACAACACTGCCACGGCTAACCTTATACATGACTTTAATTCGAACTACGGCCATCTAGGGCAGGAGTACATTCAGTGGGTCATAAGCAATAAGGACGAAGTGCGCCAAATAGTAGAGTCTGTACGTGTACGTCTAGACAAAGCGGCTGGACTAGGACCAGAGAACCGTTTCTGGTCTAACGGCAATGCGGTAATCATATCAGGCTTGATGATAGCTAAAAAGCTGGGCCTCGTGAATTACGATGTTGGTGCGGTATACAAGTGGGTCGTGGGTGAATTGATCTCGCGGAATAGCTACGTCAACGACGTGGGCGCATCTGTAACCCAAACGCTCAACAACTACTTGTCAGAAAACTACAACAACATGCTCAAGATTGAGAGCACTGAAGACTTACGCGGCAAGAACGAAAACGGGCTAGACCAACTCGTTCCTATCGGCGCATCGCCACGCGGCCATCTGGTTGCACGTTATGAGCCTGATACCAAGATGCTGTTCCTGCGGATTAAACCGTTCAAAGAGTGGTGCGTTGACCAGCAGATTAACTACCAAAGCGTAGTAGACGAGTTGAAATCCAAGCTAGGTGCCAAGCGCGTAAAGAAACGTCTTACTAAGGGTACTGACTTCAACCTGCCCCCTGAGTCGGTGCTGGAGATGAAGTTCTCTGAAATGGAAGGGGATAGCGATGGACCAGAAGGTCTTGAAGATAAATGATCTAAACCCTGACGGGCTGCGGATCACTGTAAACTGGGAGGATATGGGCGTTGCGGCATCTATATTCGTCCCCTGCGTCAATACCGAGAAAGGTAAAGAGCAGCTTAAAAGCCTCGCAAAGCGCAAATCTTGGGAGTTTGATGTCCAAGTATGCGTAGAGGGTGGTAAATTAGGTTTACGGGCTTGGCGCACTGTGTAATAAAACAAGAGTACGACATTGCTAAATGTTGTTCTCCGCCTGCCACTGGCCCCCACATGTAGTGGGGGCTTTTTTTATTTGTAGGCTTCCGCACTCTTTCGCATGGAGTCCGAGTACACAATACCGTTAACCATGTCGCCGGTTGTCTTAACAAACCCTCTATAAGACTGCGCAAGATTTTCTGGCTTGATGCTAGATTCCTTACGGTAATCTTCCGATAGCGAATCGTTATACTCGTCTATCTTCTGCAGTGCCGATTTTATACCTTCGCGGTCGCCTTCGGTTTTAGCCATGTTGTGCAGGCGCATCAACTTCCGACGCCTATCATCGACAGCATTCTTTCTGCGGCGTTCACTGCTGTTGATTTTCAGGTTCTCTACATAGTCCGCTGGAGCAAAACCGAGAAGCTGCATAAAGGAATTGTACGGGTTTATATCATCTACGATTGGATTGCCCCGCATCGTATTCGCCCCCTCAGTAAAGAACCTTTGGGACTTACTTATGTTACGCATAGCTGCAGGTGCTATGGCTTCGAACCCTCGTTGGTATTTCCCCTCACCTACCAACTCAGCGCCGCGCTCCATGCCCAGAGCTACACCGAGAACAGGACCACCGAGTTGTTCAGCAAGAGTCCAAAATCTACTCTGATCCTTGTCGATAAACGGTTGACGGTACAGCAAACTATTCATAGACACGCGGCTCGCTACGTCGACGCCAAGTAACTCGTTTGCCAACCCATCGTACATTGTCCCGGGCATCTTTTTGCGCATCATGGCCTCGAAGTCATCTTCGTCGTCGTCAGCAAATAGATCGTAGATAGCAGCCACTGCTCCCATCATAGGCATACCGCTTACACCTGCTATTAGCCCTGTATTCATCATAAAGTATGCAAGCTGCTGCCGAGCGATCTTACGTGTTTCTGGGTCAGCGCCAGCCAATGACTGGTCTAGCAAGTGCGCCATGAAGTAATACCGAGACACTGCGAACCGTTTAAACAAGAACACCACGTTACCTACGGGGTTCTGCGCCCACACTGGACGCCCTGCAGAGGCGGTAGAGCCAAGCGTCAATTCTGCAGTGTTCATAGCTTTCTCTGCCGCCGCATCGTAATCGGCTTGGGTCGCCTGCTTTTTACCCCCATCAGTGAGCTTATTCAGCTCCAGATCATACGCCGATATCAACGTAATCTGACGCCCGAAACGCTCCGCGTGATGCACAAGAAACCCAGTTACTTGGTTGATCTTCGCCATGACGTCACGGCGGTCCGATATGTCGGTGTGTTCTTGGTCGATGCTTTGGTTAAACATGCCCCGACCACCGGCTTTTTCGACCAAGGTTTTATACTTCCGAATTTCTGGGTCTAGGTTCGGGTCGTCGAAATTGTGATTATCGAACCCTTTATTGTGCTTACCAAGCTGAACTTCGCGTGTATCTGGCTTGCCGTCTGCCCCCATGACAGTAATCATCTTTGTCGAGGGGGAACCCATGAACAGCTTTGTTGCGTTACTTATCGCAGTGGTAGCTTTTATGTTGCCGTACTCTCCACCTAGATACGGTTGTACAGCCATAGGTATGTCGAACATGACGTTAAACGCAGACGATATGTTGGCACCCATTGTCCAAGCAAACCCCATAGTAGTCAGGTTCTGCGACCACCGAGCCATCGTCGGGGCTTGGGCAAACTTGGCTATCTCATCCAACTTTGTAGCAATTTCCGTGGTATCAAGCCGCTTAAAATAATCACCGTCTTTAAGTTTGTTACGGAAACCCTGTATCTTTGCGCCGTACTCTAACTGTATAAGCTGTTTCTCAATACCACGGAAGTTGTCACGAAACCTTTCTGCGGGATCGACTTCCATACCCGGCATGCCCGAAGGCGTCCTGTCGCCCAATGCGCCTAGAATACCGCGTTTACCTTCACTCCGTTCTTTACGACTACGGAATGACTGCATGAACGAGCGTTCTGGGATTGCGTCCAGCGATAGGTCGATAATCTTATCTATAGAAGCCTGATCTACCCCTGCTAATTGTAGCGTGGACAGCACATCAAAAACAAACGAAGAGCTTGGGGCTTTACCATAGTCCCGTTTCGCATCACGTTTTCCAGTTTCAATTTTACTAATGTCACCCTCGCGACCGATATCATTCAGGTACGCAATGACGTTTTGCTCTGCCTGCATCATGTCTTTTTCAGAGGTGTAGTACTCGGTAAACAACTCAAGTCCGCCATTCCTAAGCGGGTCAGGCGCATGGTACGACAATCGGAAGTCCCCATCGCGGCCCAGCTTGAAGTACGGACGAATAACCCCGCCTTGCGCGTGCAGTAAGTCAGATAGTTTTTCAAAAGCCGTTTTCTGTGTCGCTGCGTCCACGCCTAGAGAACCAATCCGTGCTTTGATAGCTGGCATGATGCGGTCTTGGGCGGCTTCCCCCATCTCCCGAGTAATTTTGAACAGGTCTTGCCCTTGTTTACCGAGCGACTTGTACTCTTTGTTCAGGGTATCCCATACCTTCGTTTTCTCCGCCGACGGGTCGCCCGCTTTTTTAGCCTTAGAACGCGGCTTGTCCTGCCCACCGTACTTTTGCATTAACTCGTCGTTGAGACGTGTCACTTCTGCGGTTCGGGCTTGATCCGTATCGAAAGCCTGCATAACCGTTTTCTCGGTTTGCATATCGTAATAGGACATCCAGTATTTATTGTACGTATTACGTGGGCGTGAGGGATCGACTTCGTCCTGAGTGGCGCGGTTCATAAGCCCTTGCATCTTTGCATACCCTTTAGGGTTAGCTTTGCGATACGCCCTGTAGTCATTGTAGATCACATCAACGGGCTGAAAAGCATTACGTAGCGCACCGGACATTTGGTCGATTAGCACATTTAAATCGTTCGCAAACGGAATCTTATCTTTAGCCAGCCGTGCCAAACTGTTTACCGGCTGCACACCAAGGACAAACTTCTTCAGTAAGGTAGGGGTGTTTGCGTTTACAATGTCCCGTGTTACTTCGTAGGAGTTCTTGCCCTCTAAAGGCACAGAGGTTAGGTGGTCGCGCATCAACTTAGTTGCGCCCTCTTTAGTGCGTTGTAGCAGCATCATCGAAGGTGCCCCGCGTGTAGCGGGTGACGGGGTCAACATGCCGTTGATAATACGGTCTACTTCGTCCAATGCAGACTCTGGGCGTTTCGACTGTAGACCTAATAGTTTGCGCACAATGTTGCGCACTGAGCCTGTAAACTTCTCCCAGCCTGACATCTTGCCGCCATCTACCCGGGTGAAGACTAACGACCGTTGGAACTCAGGGTTACTAAACGCTTCGGCTACGAACTCGTCAAGATTAGCTGTGCCGTATACGTCGCCGAGTTGCTCTCGTACCGCGTTAAGTAAAGCGGTAAGCTGTTTAACTTCTGGTATCGCAGGGTTCACCAAAACCGACGAGGTACCTGCATGGGTCATCTCGTGCAGAACAGTATGCACGTTCATGCCATTAGCAGCGTCGATAAATATAGTGTTCGTTTCGGGGTCGAACATACCTGCAGCTTTGCGCCCCGTCATCTGAGTTAGGTCATCAACCACTTGCACTTTCGTAGTGCCAACAACTTCGGCTAACTTACCTGCTATTTGACGGATACGACCTACTGGGCTTGTGGAAGCGACGGCGTTCAAGGCGAATTGTAAATCACCCCGCTGCAGTGCGTTGCGGATGCTGGGCAACAACGCTTGGTTAAGGCCATGCACAGGATCAATAAGTAAGAAGCCCAGCTCGTTCTGAGTATAGGCAAGACCATCGTAGTACTCTTGTACTTCTTCTGGTGTTAGGACTCGATTGTCATTTTCCGGGTCGAAATAATTATACTCGTCTTTATTAGGAACTTTACGCTTCTTAAAGCCCATGCCGAGCATATAAGAATCGAATGCGGTCTGGCCTTTTATGGGCTTGATCGCGCCTACTGGCCCTTCGCCGCGCATCTCTTGTCCTAGCGCAGCGGGTTCTTTAGCTTGTAGTTCCAGAGAAGCAAGTTCACGATTCATCTGTTTTGCAAACGCCGTGTCTTCTTTCTCTTGGATACCCTTCATCGCTTTAGTAACGCCGATATAGGCATCGGATGGGCTGAACTTAGCGGTATCCTGTCTTGCTAGTGCAGCTGCATCAACGATAACAGCCATAGCTTGGGGGGACATGTTACTACGTACCCACTTCCCTGCGTTCATAGCAGACTTGTTAGTCATGCCTTTATAGAACGAGAACTGTGTGGGCGTGTAATCTCTCTCTATGGACTGCGTAGGTCCGACTGCCGACACTGCGCCCATTTCGGCGAGGGCATCTACAGGTCTACGGAACCGCTTGAAGTACAACTTAGCAGCTTTAGCTGTCACACCCAAGTCAGCGTCCTTGGTGTTGATAAGTTCTACAATACCTTCTTTGTCCACCGCAGTTGTAACCTCTGGGGTATCGCGGGGGTCGAGTTGAGAGTCGTGGTATTCACGTATTTCAGGTTGTTTGCCACGATTATTCTCGAATGTACTGTCGAGCTGTGCCTGAGCTACGGCACTGCGCGCATCATCTACGGCTTGTAGGTCAGCTTGAGGTATGGATGCACCTCGTACTTGGGCGGGGGCAACTGCAGTGGGCGCAAGTGTAGTATCCTCAACAAATTGCGGTGCCCCTGTCGGCTGTAATGTCTGTTTATTTACAGGTGTTATAGTCCCCGGTATAAGCTGGCGCGCCGTGCCCGTCTCTTGGCCCGGTATAGCTGCCTGAGTGAGGGCAGCATTGACTGGCTTGACTGGCGTAATTGGCTTCGCTGTAAGTACGTCTACTTCTTGTGTAAGCTCTGCAACGTCCTCTGGGGATACTTCTGTCTCTAGTGTACCTGCGCCCAGTTCAGTTGGTATTGCATCTCCGCTAACATCTCGCAGATTATCTCCCACTGGTCCCGTGACAGGTGGTGTAGCGCCGGTGGTATCTCCACTTGTGCCATCTCCTCCGTCGAGTTGCTCCAAGCTCGGTCCACTACTTTGAACGCCATCTCCAAATCCGGCATTGATATCTGTAGGTGTGATTCCCAATCCCGCATCTGCGCCTCCTATTAACGCCTCTACTCGCGCCTCTAAGTCTGGAAACTTGGCGCGTACAAGTGACTGCAAAGCAAAATTGCGCAGCTTTTTCTGTACTTCTGGGTCAAAGAGGTCTCCCCCGAGTACAGTGCCCTTAGATTTAGGCAAACGTAAAGGTGAGGACTTAGGTATCCCTACATCAGCAAGCATTTCGTCAGTTATTTTGGTTTCCACACCTAGTTTATTCGCGACTGTACGCGCTAACGAAGGCTTCTCGAACGGCTTTACTTCTGGTAACGCTACATCTGCAACAGTCGTAGGGGCTGAGTACTCGGCAACTTTAGCTTTCGCTTCCTTGACAGTCTGCTCAACAACGGGGTCTCCGGCTACAACAGCTTCCTGTGCGGGGGTTAGCTCCGTGGCAGGCTGTTTACCCGCATTATACGAGTCAAGCATATTTTTTGCTGTCGGAGGGGTAAAAAACGGACCCGTGCGGTCTATACCCATACTGTCTAGTGCCGCGCCCGCAGTTCTTTGGCCGATAATCTCCTCCGCGAGAAGCGGGTCGTACCGCCCGTCCATACCAGTACGGATAAGGTCGTCAGACGCATCGGCTAGTTCAGGATCGTTAGCAAGAGCTTCTTTAGCATTTTTTAAAAGCTGCGTACCGGAAGCATAGTCCTCTACAGTAGGAGTTGTTTTTTGCTCTGAAGTTTGTTCGTCTAAAGTTGTATCTCTACGCTCTCCGAAACCTACGGAACGTACACCACCACCGATTAGACCACCTGCAATGGCAGCTTCACGGTATTCTGCAATAGCATCGTCGCTGTCGATAGGTAAGCCAGCTTGCGCCCGCTCCATCATCTGTTGGCCGACCTCAGTCAAACCTTCAGCGGTAGCACCTCCGCCAAAACGAGAAGCTATCCGGGTGTAAACAGACTTACCGACAGGTTTAAGAATGCCGCCAAGCAAGATTTTACCGGAAATACTCTCAAGCATAGCTTGGCCGAATGTAGCGGTGAGTGCATCACCTACGTCAACATTTGCTTTTCTACCTGCAGCAACTTCGCCTTCTTGGCGTTGGATGTCGTTACCAAACAACATAGGTGCTTGCGCTACCCCATATGCTGCAAACCCTAACGCCCCTGTGGTTAGTGCTCCAGCGCCTAGTAACGGTGCCGCTACAGCTGTCGCACCCGTAGCAGCAAGGCCAAGGCCTAACTGTGGAATCTGCTCTCCTACGAGTTCACCTGCGTAGGTTAACGCGGAGCCAAAACCATCTACGTCGGTAGACTGCATGCGTTCTGGTTGTTCCAGCTGCAATGCGCCCAGCTCTTGGCGACCACGTTCTTCTAGTCCTTGGCCGTAGTTTGCAAGGAATCCAAGGCCGCTCTCTTCACCGAGGGTACCAACTGTCTCACCGAAAGCCTGCTTAACTTGCTTCTTACCGCGTTCGTAACCACGACCAATGGCGATGCCATCATCGGGGGCTTCAAACTCTCTGCCAAAAACGTTTTGGTACTTCTGGGCATATTCTTCGCGATTCTGCCGCAAGAAGTCCGCCATGAAAGCGTAGTCTTCGTCTGTCGGAGCATCCCCAGCGTGTTCAAATCTATGATTTCGGCCCGTTGCAGGGTCGGTGTACTGGTAGATACCCATAAGTTAATTACCCCGTCTTGGTTGCGGATGGTGTCTGCGTTGTGCCTAATCCTGCTGTAGCAACACCAGACTTAGCCCTTAGTTGCCGAAGTAGTGCCTGCCCATATGCTATAAGCTCTCCGGCTTGTGCGGCATTATCGGCGTTATCCCCCGCATTTTCAAGAAGTGCGTTACCCTGTTTTATAGCTTCAAGGCCACGAGCCACTAATTGATTGTCTGTCAGACCCGTAGTCTTGCCGGTTCTATTAGCCGCTGCAAGACGGGCGTTGTTCAATACGAGGTCAGACTCCATCTTTATCATGTCAGTTTCAAATTTATTCATCGACTCCCGCTGCGCCATCAAAGCAGCAAGGCCTTGTTGGCCCGCTTTGCCGAAGTCTCCAGTGCTCATTAAGCTCATACCAGCTTGAGCCAGTGCCAACCACTTATTCTGGTCAGCCTCTTTTTTACGAGATGCGATCAAATCAGCAATGCGCCCTTGTCCCGAACCAGAACTTGTTTTGCCGCTGCCTTTGCCGCCGCTGGGTTTGTCCCCGGCCACTGCGTTAGCTGCGAGCGCCGTTGCGCGGGCTTGTTTTTCATTCTCCAGCTGTATCGCAGATTTATTTGGGTCTGCCGCTACAGGCATGCCCATGAGCGTTTCTTCAGCTGCGTCAGCTCTCTTACGTTCCGCTCTGTCCCCAAAACCTCGGGCGTACGCTACCTCGTCGATATAGCCGGGCAGGTTATCAACCCCGTACCCAAACAGATCAGCCGCAGTGCGCCCCGCCAGCCCCGCCCCAGCAATCGAAGTTTCAACAATCGGGTCGATAACTTCAGCCACAAACGGATTGGCGGCAGCGAAGTCTGCTTCTTTTTGCTTCTGGGCCAGCGTCCGGTACCCAGAGTAAGGCGTTTCGTTTATGCGGCGCATACGGCGAGCTTCAGCCTGTCTGTCCGCCGTAGAGGTAAACTCCGCGTCCGATGCAACGTCTTGGGCAATGAGGGACGCCTCCGATGTAGCTTGTTCACCCGCAGCAGCTTCCCGTGCAAGTCTGTCAGAACCAGAGGTAAACTCTTCGTCTCCCGCCTCTTCGTACTTCAATACGCCTCGGGGGCCGAGGTCGTAGATTTCTTCCGGTGGCGTGTACATATCACTCTGC